GGGCAGGCCGTTACCGCCACCGGCGCCACCACCATTCTGGGCTCGGCCCCGGTCGGGGTAACCGGTACGGCCACCACCAGCGGCACACCTGAGCAACCTGCCCAGATGACGCTGAACTTCGACGGCGGCGCCCCGGTAAACAGCCTCGCCGCAGGTTCCGGGATGGCAGCTATTGGCCCTCGCGGCATGCGTTACCGGATCACGTCCTACAACACCTCGCTCATGACACTGGAGCGCCTCACGGCGTCAGGGGTAGTGGACGATGACTGGCCAGGCTTTGAACTATTGAACACGGTGAACGCCGTTATCACCCTGGACGCCTCCAATCTTGAAGGCGGCTACCGTGGCCCCTACGCCTGCCAGCCCGAAGGGCAGAAGGTGACGGCAATCGAATACACCGTATTCTACGCCAACGGTCTGTTCGGTATGGGGCGAGAAGGGCAGATCTATCAGACCCAGTCCTTCCACACCTTCGAATATCGTGACATGGACATCGCGGGCGCGTGGACGGTGATCGAGGGCGGACACGTAGGTGACACCCGGGATGCGCAGGGCTTCACGCATAGAGTGAACCTGCCGTATCCCATGCGGGCCGAGGCCAGGATCAAAAAACGCTGGGTCGCGCTGCCTGGTCGTGCCAACGATGAGGCCAATGACGAATCGAGCTGGTACTCGCTGTACGGGCTGAGGCAGACACGTCCTGCGACCTATCCAGGCATGACCACCATGGCGGTGCGTATCCGTGGCGGCGACCGGATATCGGCGCAGTCGGAGAGCGACATCAGCGTTGAGGCCACTCGGGTGCTGCCGGTCAGATCCGGTGGCGCATGGCAGGCTGCTGTGGCAACTCGCGGGATTGCGCCCTGGTGCCTGAGCCGCCTCAAAGCAGTTGGCTACAAGGACAGTGATATCGATCTGGAGGAATTCGACCGCCTTGAACTGATCTGGAATGCGGCTGGGCAGTTTTATGACGAGACCATCGACGAGTCGATGACGTTGAAAGACGCGCTGAACAATGCCCTGGCGTGCGGCTGGGCGGAGCTGGTGGTGGCGAACGGCAAGATCAGGCCCGTGCAGGATGTGCCGCGGGCAGCGTTCGATCGTGAGTACGGGCCGAAGACCCAGACCTATTCGCCACAGAACATGACCAAGGCCTTGTCCATCCAAGGTCCGCTGCCTTCCATCAACGACTACGACGGCATCGACGTGGAGTACTTCTCCAGCCGAACCTGGGCATGGGAGACAGTACCTTGCCGATGGCCCGGGGATGAAGGCATCAAGGTCGAGATCGTCAGGCTTCCGGGTTGTGGTGACCGCGATCGTGCGTACCGCTTCGGCATGCGCCGGCGTGGGCATCAGAAATTCAGGCTGGAAACCTATGATTGGGTCACCGAACTGGACGGCCGAAACTCGGGCTACCTGAGCTTCTGCGCGGTGGCCGCCGATTCGCCTGGCCGATGCCAGAGCTCGGAACTGGTGGACTTCGTCCGGGACGACCTAGGCGTGGTGCTTGAGTCTTCAGAGCCATTGGACTGGTCGGCCGGCGGCGATCACCGCGTCGGCGTCCGTCGGCAGGACGGCACCCTGTCGGGCCCTTACCCGGCAACCCAGGTCGACGATGTTCGTGTGCGGATTGCCGAACTGGACTTCGAGCCGGACGTTAGCTGGGACCTGGAGCCGCCACACCTGCTATTCGGGCCCTGGTCAAAATGGGCTTACCCGGTGCTGGTGACCAGTTCTGACCCATCGGGGGGTAATGTCTCGATGAAGGGCATGCCATACGACGACCGGGTTTACATCTACGACAACGCTATGGCCCCGGAATAGGGGTCGTACAGGAATCCCCCATGTTGCCAATTCCCGATGGGCTGCCTCTCCCGCTGCAAGAGGGATACGCATTTGCCCCGGTGAGCCCTGTATCCAGCACGCAGATGATCACGGGCAGATCGCGCCGGCGCCGGATCTACCGGAGCACCCCCACCAGGGTCAGTGTGACCTGGCTGCTGACTGATCAGCAGGGCCAGCTGTTCGAAGGCTGGTACCGCTGGGGCATCAATGCGGTGGACTGGTTCCTCTGCCCGATCAAGAGCCCGATGGGGCTCAAGATGACCAAAGCGCAGTTCGTGGATATCTACACCGGGCCGGCATTGGTGAGCGGCAGGCTTTGGCGCTACACGGCGGAACTGGAGCTGTTCGATCTGCCGGTGCCGGATGAAGCGACGTTCATGGAACTTCTGCTCGGCATGCCCCTTCCGCAGATGAACGCCGCGATTAGTGCCGAGCTTATTCGCTGGTACACAAAGTCTTGGCCTGGCGCCCAGATCACCTGAATACAGGCCCGCTGATGCGGGTTTTTTTTCGCCTGGAGTTTATATGAGCGGAGCTACCGACAGTCAGCTGTTCCATCAGCTGGTCACCACCGCCAACGCGCTGTTCGTATCTGATGCTGACTTCGTCACCATCGAGGGCATCCAGAAGCCGACCCTCAAAAAGATCTATGCCGAGTTCCTGGCCAGCATTGGCAGCTATCCAACTGTTGCCGAAGGCCTGACGAAGACCAACGGCACCGGGACTGACAACCGGTTCTTCACGGTGCCGTCCACCGGTGACAAGGCCGAGACGCGTTACCGTAACGACGCCGGTGTCGCCGTTGAAATCAACTCGATCCTGTCGTTCATTGCCAATGCCCTGACTATCAACCGGGGTAAGGCCTTCCCGCTCCGGCAGATGAACCGGGGCGGTACCACCTCTGCAGCCAGCACGGTGCTCAACAACCTGATCCTCGATGCCAAAGTGATCGGCGATGAGGTGGACATCGACGGAAAGTACTTCCGTATCGCCTACTTCCAGAACGACGCGACCATCGGCTCGAATGCGGACCAGGGCATCGTGATCGAGCAGTTCGATGCGGCGACCTATGCATCGGCAGGCACGGCCACCATCATCAACAACCACAGCGACGCCCCAGCATCCATCGTGCGGACTGGCGGTGTGCAAACGTTCGTCATCGTGCCGCCTGGGGCGCCGCAACTTCGCTTCATCATCACCATTGATGCGGCCGCTTTACCGGCTGCCGGAACGCCGATCAACGCACAGACAGCTGGCAATGCGGCCTATTCATGGATCATCGATCCGGCCTGCTACCTGCGTGTAGCGGGCCTGGGTGATTCGCTGACCATCAACCGCGGCAAGGTCTACCCGCTGCGCAAGATGACCCGCAACGGCACCACTAGTGCCGAGCCGACCGCCTTCAGCAAGGCGATCCTGAACATCTGCATCATCGGTGCGCGGCCGGGTAAATACTACCGACTGGCCTACTTCGCCAACGGCAGCACGGACGTGCCCGGGGCCAAGCCGGACGGTTGGGTCATCGAGGAGATCGATCAGGAAAACTACGCGACTGCGGCCAACGCGGCCACTACCGTAATTGCCCTGAGCGATGCGGCCACACCGACCATCACCCGAGACGGCATCCAGACAATTATCCTGTCCAGCACTGTGGTTCAGGATCTGCGCATCCTCATCAGCCTGGATACGGCCGAATTGCCGGCATACGGTACGTTCATCCCGGCGATCTCTTCTGGCCACGCTGGTTACAGCTACATCATCGACCCAAGCCGTTACATCCCGGCAAAGAGCGACAGCACCAACTCAATCAACATCAACTCGGCACAAATTGTCCCGTTCAGGTTGGTGAGCCGTGGCGGCGGGGTGTCTACGCCGAACACGCTTCAGACCAACGTCATCCTGCATGCTCGGGTGATCAACGCTAAGCGTGGCAAGTACTACGGCCTGCGCTACTTCCAGAACGGCAACGCAGCTGTGGTCCCTGAGGCCGATAACTGGATCATTGAGGAAGTCGACATTGTTGGCTACGACGCCTCGATCATCAGTGCGGGGACCACCATTGCCACCTTGACCGATGCGCAGCCTGCGATCGACCGCACGCTCGGCATTCAAACGATCCTGCTCAAAACCAAATCAGACGTCCGGATTGAGGTCACACTGGACGCTTCAAAGCTGCAGGCCTATGGATTGCAGTACGGGATGAACTTCGTCCCGCAGAACGGCTACTCACAGGTCATTGACCCCGCGTGCTATGAGTGGCCGTTGTCTGCTCCGAGCTCTGGCAGCTCTCGGATCACCTATGAAGTGGATGCGACCGCTAGCAGCGTCAATCTGAGCTGGCCGGACGGAGTTGGAACTCGCGGATTCAAGTTTGGACTCAATGGCGCGAACAACCTGGCAAACTTCATCCAGGCATTGAGGAATGGTGGCATTACAGTAGCCATGGCTACGGATTGGCTTCCGCCGGTCACGTTCGAGGCTGCAAATAATGGCGACGGGAGAATCCCGCTGGAGTTTACGGGGGGCAATCATCTCGTAAACGATCTCATGACTGCGCAGAGCGTGTCGTTCGTGATGGAGGCGGATGGCGTACCGCTTAAGGCTGGGGACTCCGGAACGGCTGACAGGCTTGTCTGTTACGTGGTCAACAAGCTGATGGCCAACAACACCGTCAGCCTTAACCGTTACTGCCTGCTTCAGAGCCTGCAAGTGGCTTTCGTACCGGGAGCAGCAAATGTCCACGCCGATTACCTGGCGCTGGAAGATCTGCAAATGTACATCGACTATGCGTGTCAGATCGTCACCACCTCGGTGAACGACAAGCTGTTCTACCTTGGCGGCCAGTTTCCCGAGCCTATCGACTGGGATGGAAAGGTTAACTCCGGAAACGCGGTCGACTACCCCGACGCATGGGCTGTGATCACGACCAGCGCCAATGGCCAGTTGACGGCTTGGATTGACCGCGAGTACGGCATTGCGAAAAGCCGTCAGGTTGATCCTGTGCGTGGGATGATCCGGGGCGGCGGCGATGGATCGACCAAGCAATACACCACCGCATATAACAGGCCGCTGGTTCGCAACCCGCCCACACCGAACTACATCGCTCTTGCCGCAGGCGAGCGCTACCAGTGGCGCGGTGGATACTCGTGGGGGCCAGTAGATGTGAAGGCCGGATTTGTTGCTTCCACTCGCTACCTGGACGGCGACCGAATCCGCCGCGCGGATGCCGTAAGCGCGCTGGCAGTTCTGAACCCTTAATCCTATGAGCGTGGCAGACCTGCAAAGCCTACCGCGCTTGCTGGCTTGCTATGCCTGGAGAAACGAATGCCAATCACAGAGCAGCAACTGCTGCAGATCCTCCCCAATGCCCGCCCAGTGCGGGCTTTTTTGTGCCTGGAGAAAACATGGCCACACCACGCGGAGTCCGCAACAAGAACCCCGGCAACATCGATTACAACCCGCGCAACGCCTGGCAGGGGCAGCTCGGCCTGGAAGAGGGAGTCGCCAAGCCGCGCTTCGCCCGCTTTGACCACCCCGAAAACGGCATCCGCGCGCTGGGCAAGTTGCTGATCAACTACCGCGGCAAGGATGGCATGCCCGGGGTGGGCGGGAAGGGGATCGATACCGTGCTCGAAACCATCAACCGTTGGGCGCCGAGTAACGAGAACGACACCCAGGCTTACGCCGCTGCCGTGGCCAAGCGCCTGGGCGTACGCGCGACTGACCCGATCGACATCAGAGACCCGGCCACGCTGCGCGGGATGGTGCTCGGCATCATCATCCACGAGAACGGCGGCAACCCGTACCCGTCGATGATCATTG